TTGGCTTCTTGAGTATTAGGTGTCCACAATAGTCTTTCACCTCTAACGTTTTTATTAAGATTATCACGGTGTTTTTTCTCATTATGTGTAAGAAAAATAACTTCACACTTAACCTCATTTTTGTAGTCAATGTAATCATTACACATTTGAAATAAATATTTGTAATCATCTAACCAATTTTTATATACAACTACAGGACTAAAATTAAGATGAACGTCATAACCTGCCTCTATAAAAGCGTTTACAGCTTTTATTCTATCTATAATATCAGGTGTATTAGGCTCTAACTCACTTGATATAACTTGTGGCATTAAACTGAATCTAATCCTAACTTTCTTGTTAGGGTCATAGTTTAAGAACTCAATAGGTATAATCTTAGTGGCAAGCGTAGCCATTGCAATTGGATGCTTTTTAAAGAAATCAAATATATACTGCCAATCATGGTGCTTTCTATGTAGTGCAAAATCTTCATTACATGCAATATCATAAGTCATAAATTCAGCATGTGTCTGATTAGGCTTTGATACATTAGCAAAAAAATAAGAGTGGTTATTTACTTCAGTAAGTATTTGATTTGCATTCTGGGCTATTGACAATCCTTTAGGTAAATGTCTTTTCATGTAACAATAACTACAATTTAGTAAACACCCATAACCAAAAGAAGGAGTAATATAATCACTACTCCTTCCTGATTCTCTTATTACCATTGCTTTACGAGTTACTTTTTCAATTTTCATACTCTAAATACACTGTTACTTTTTGTGTCTATTAAATGCTTAAAAGTTACACCCATACCAAGAGGTAATAATCTACCTCCATTAAGTGCAGCTTGGCGCTGTTCTAAAGCTATATTCAAACCTGATAAATAGTCTCCTTCTTTATTACCATATCTAGCAATATAATTTTCATTTGCTTCTCCTATTTTAGGATGATGGTATAAATCATATTCTTTCCATCTTCCTAAAAATACACAAGCATCACAATCATGTATATATCTTGGTCCTTCCATTTTTAAAGTTTTTAGAATTAATATTATAAATATTCTTTAAGTTCTTTTAAATAAGTAGGTGTTTTTAACAGCTTATTAAGCTGATTAATTTCAACTAGTAACTCATCATAAGTTTCTCCTGTTGCAACGTGTGATTCTGGATTACGTGTATTAGCATAAAAGTTCAAAGCATTAAAAGTATTGTCAAACATTACTTCTCTAATGACTTTTATAGTTTCATCTTTTGAATTATAATCACATAGATACACTATACCTCTAGTAGTTGGTGGTATATTTTTTTCTAAAAATGTCTTCATGTTTTTACTGTTTTAAAGTGTTCTGCTTTTTTAGTTTCCAAATCTGCTACAGTTTTAGCTAACAATTCTACAGTTTTACTGTATTCCTTGTCTTTTTTAAAAGATGATATGAGCAAAGAAAGCTCAAATATTGCATCTTCTATATCTCCTTTGTTGATTTTAAATGACGATAAACTTGACATATTAATTTTAGTTATTGGTTATTTCTTTTTAAATTTTCAGCTCTACTCACTGCTTCTAAATTAGAATAGTGATCATTATTTTTATCTCCGTCAATATGTCTAATGACATATCCTTCTGGAATAGAACCATAGTGTTCTTCATAAACAACTCTTGGTCTTCTTTTTCTTTCATTTGTACCTGTCCATACATATGTACAGTCATTAGAAACAGTTTGAACTCCACCTTTCCAAGATGGATGGTTCTTACCTGTATGCTGTTCACCTGATTTAAATTCTGTATCAGGTGACACCTTTAATCCCTTTACACCTTTATTCCAAGGTGTATGTCCTTTTGTAAATTTCAATTTAATGAATATTTAAACATTGGATGAATCTCTCTTGCTATTACCATTTCAGCTACACATCTAGTCATTAGTTTAAGATACATATCATCAAACATAGCTTCTTTTTGTTTACTTTGTGTTTTTTTCTTCATTTGTTTGTTTTTAAGTTAAAAAAAAGAGAGCTAACAAAGTACTTTTCCTGATAGTTCCTACGCCATTTGGAAAGTTGAATGTACTTGATTGTTAGCCCTCTAGATGTGGTTTACAAAGAACGATTATTAATGTTTTCTTAGTACTTGATCAGGTGGTTTAGCAATTCTTCTATGTACTACATCATTTGTATCATAAGCAGACAAATGCCACTTACTACCATCATAGTACATTTCTAATTCTTTACCATTTCTGATACATACGTACCAACCTTCAGTTATTTTTTCTGTTTCTTGCATTACTTCTAGTTAAAAGAATATACTGCTGCTAATACTATGCTAGACAGATTATCTTTTGCTTCAAAGATTTCCTCACTAGCTTTGTCAAATCTGTATTCTAATTTTAAGGTTAAATTTTCTACCTCATAATTAACAGTAGTTGTCAATGCAAATACATCTGCATTGTTTACTTCAGTAAATTCAGAAAAGTACTCTGCTCTCAATCCAGTAGTTAATTTGCGAATTGCGTATTGAGGATACAATGCTAATCCATAGAACCCACTACCCTCTGTTTCATTATATGTAGAGTTAATCCCTAGATAAAACTTCTTTGATAAATCATAACCAGCTGTTAAATCTATCTGAAAAGTAGCTTCAGAACTAGAATCTTGCTTACCATACAAAGCATTTAAGTATGTGTCTTTATATGCTAACTGTCCTCCTAATGTACTGTAGTTAGTAGAGTTAAACTCTGTTTCATCAGTAGCATTTAGAACTGCAAGCATAGCTGTAAGATCACTAGCTAGCTGAATATCTGCTTTTAATCCACTATGGGAGAATGGACCATAACTAAACATATAACTAGTAGAATAGTTAAAGTTTCCTGTTGGACTAATTACTTCATAACCTAAAAAGGTATTGAAATTACCCATAGTTAAAGTAACATTATCACTAACATCCCAATAAGCATAAAGCTGATTGACAATGCTAGAGTTACCTGAAGACAAAAATACTGCATCTTCTCCTCTAGGTCCAAATACTAAGTCTGCTACAACGCCTGTATTCTTAGTGTCATAGGAACTGATGAGGTTAAACATACCTAAAGAAAATCCATTTTTATTAGCAAAAGAAGTAGCTGGTGCTACTTCTGTATTTGCTGTTGAAATGTTCTTTCTATAATAAATATCAGCACTTCCTTCAAAAGAAAGTTTTGATGATAAGCTATCTTGACCGTAAGATAGCATTGAGCCTAATAATAATAGTGTTAATATCTGTTTCATTGCTTACTGTTTTATACGGAACTCAGGATAAGCTGACATTCCATGTTCTGCGTTATCTAATCCTTCTATCTCTTCTCTTTTTGAAACTCTAAGTCCCATTGTTTTTTTGATGGTAAATAATATCAAGAAAGCAGTAATTAAACAGAAACCTGCTACTGTTACAACTCCGTAGAATTGTTTAATAAGCTGACTAATTCCTGCCATGTTACCAAAGATACCAACTGCAAGTGTACCCCAAATACCACAACCCAAATGAACTGCAATAGCTCCAACAGGGTCATCTAACTTGAGTTTATCAAGCAATGCAACAACGTACACTACTACAACACCACCAATTACACCTATTATTATAGATTCTCCAGGACTCATCTGATCAGCTCCTGCAGTAATAGCAACTAAACCACCTAATATACCATTTAAGAACATGGTTAAATCAAAGGTCTTATCCTTTGCAAAAGATGTAATAGCAGCTCCAAATCCACCAGCTGCTGCCGCAAGGCAAGTGGTAACAAGAGTTAAAGAGGTTAATGCAGGGTCTGCGCTTAAAACACTTCCTCCATTAAATCCAAACCAACCTAGCCATAAAATTAATACTCCTGCTGTAGCAAAAGGAATGTTATGACCAAAGATTGGAATAGACTTACCATCCTTAAACTTACCAATTCTAGCACCAAGCAACCATACAGCTACTAAAGCAGCCCATCCACCTACTGAGTGAACAAGTGTAGAACCTGCGAAATCATAGAATCCTAAATTGTCTAAGAATCCACCACCCCATTTCCAAGAGCCTACTATTGGATAAACTAATCCAACATAGATTAAACTGAAAATCATAAAGCTACCAAGCTTAATTCTTTCAGCTACAGCTCCACTTACAATAGTTGCTGCTGTTGCTGCGAACATACCTTGGAACAAGAAATCTGTCCACCAAGTATATCCTCCACTAGCATACTCTGCAGTCATACCATTTGCAGGCGCATCAATACCAAATCCAGCAAATTTCAAGAAACCTAAATCTCCTTCAACAAATCCTGGATACATTAAATTGAAACCACCAATGTAATACACTAACAATCCCATACATATAATAAATATGTTTTTGAATAGTATATTAATTGTATTCTTGCTTCTGGTTAACCCAATCTCTAAGAAAGAGAAACCAAGGTGCATGAAGAAAACCAATCCTGTGCAGACCATCATCCACACGTTGTTTGCAGTAAATAAACTTTCCATAATAAAATTAATTTAAAGTTTGATTACCACGTTCACCTGTACGGATTCTATAAGCTTCTTCAATATTAGAAACAAATATTTTACCGTCACCAACTTCACCTGTCTTACCAGATTCTAAGATAGCTTTTACAGTTCTATCTAAGAATTCATCAGACACAACAATACTCAAATACACACGAGGTATTTTGTTAGTACTGTACTCTACTCCACGGTAGCTACTACCATGTTTCTCATTGCCCACTCCAGTTGCGTCCCAATAACTAAAAAAAGTTACCTTAACGTCCATGAGTGCAGCTTCCACGTCAGCGAAGGAACTCTTCCTGACAATGCATTCTACTTTCTTCATAAAAATTAATTTGATTTAAAAATGCAAATATAAGAATATAATTTGCATAGTGAGAGAAGTAGGATTTGAACCTACACTTAACATGGCCTTTACATCGCCACTGCGTCTACCAATTCCGCCATTCTCTCATAAAAACTCTCCAAGTCCTCCAAGTGGAATAGTAAGGAACGTTCAGTGTTGTCCTCTTCGTGAGCATAATCTGACGTTTTTACTATCTAACTTCAAAGCTAACACTCTTGGTAGTGTTGTGAATCACAGGTGTTTACTCGTCTTAGGAGCTTATTCCTTTTTGTGTTAGACACTTGCTCATCTATTAGCTTGGAGAGTTATATTTATTTGAATATAAATAGTGCTATAAAGCACATTTTTATATGTTTTTAAATATATTATTTAATACGTTACAAAAATTTCCCAACGCAACCATATGATATACACAGATTTACCATTAAATCCAATTGTTGGAAATACCCAACAGTGGTCCATGTCATACGATTTCCCTACATAGACACTTTCTGCAATAGCACACATTGTAGTTACAAACATGAATAATACATTTCCAGTAAGTAAATACGGTAACGCATCAGATACACGTGGATTATCATAATTATTAAATACTAATAAGTAAAACATTACCATACTCATCATTGACATAGTAGTGAATATATATACTCTTACTTTGTCTTTTCTAATTGTTGTTCCTTTTTTCATAATTGACTATAATTTTTTAAAAATCTATCTTCGTAAAAAAGCTTTAATTGTTCTAATTTGTTTTTATCTAATATTTCTACCTTATAAAGTGTTTGTAATACATCTTCTACAGTTCCATCACCATTACTTTCAGCAATGATAGACAGTGTATTTATTTTATTTACAGTACTTTTAGGCAATTCTTTTAAATCTTCTAAACTCATTTTCCTACGCTTTTAAGTGAGTCTAATACTTCATATTTACCATCCAAGTAACCTTGAATATAGAGTTTACTTTCTCTATCCCATTGATTTTCAGCTTGTTTTCTTAAAGCATAATAAAGGCTAAAGAAAACAATTACTCCTAAAGTTAACCCAAGAAGGGCTGTTCTTAAAGTATTCATACGACTTTTAAATTAGAGGTTAATAATTCAATTTTTTCTTCAAAATGTTCAATCATTGCATCCAATGATTCTTCTGGAGTGTTAAGTTCATTTTCTATCTCTCCAGACTTTACTTTTTTCCAATAATCTAGGATTTCTTTTGCTTTTTCTATCGGTGTTTTGAATAAGTTTTTTGGTTTTGACATTTTAATTTGGTTTTTAGATTAATACTGCTTTTATGTAACTGACTACCATTATTAATAATAGTATAATTGTAACTGCTATATTTCTGTCCATGACTTTTAGTTTTAGCTATATTTAAAAAAAGACAGTGGCTACTGTTAGCTTGTGTTCAATGATACCAATGATTTAAACCCTTAAATCATTCACTGTCTTTTAAAAAGAGGATTATTAGTCCTCACACCACCAAAATAGGTTTGCTCTATCTAGGTTTGCTCTATCCAAAACTGCGCTGTAATCAGCTTCAATATCATATAAATCTTGTTGATTTATGATGTTTTGGTTAAACATGTAAGTCAATAGTGATCCAATATCACCATTGTCTACTGTTGTAACTAATTCAGCTACTTCAGTAATCTTTTGCTGTACATAACTGTCCATAACAAAAAGAATTAAAGGTTAATAAATTTAAAAAGAAGAGAACTATTTGTCCTCTTCTTCAGACCAAAACACTTGATTTTTAGTCTCTTTATCTATTTTTATTTGACATTGTTGACAAGTGTGAACTTCGTCACACTGACAAGTCAATTCTGGACTTATGCTGTAAAGCATAGCCATATCCATTGCATCTTCAAAAAACATAATTATCAGAGTTTTTAGTGAAAAATTCTTTAACATCTACAGAAGCTATTTCTGCTTTTTGTTGATATCTTTTAGCTGTCTTTGCATAGAAAGACTCACTAGCAAAAGAAGC